CTGGCGCCTCGGTACTGACCATCGTGGTCGTATTTTGGCAACGGCATGTGGGGAAGAACACCGTATAAACTCTGTGATGGACTTTCTTGGAATTTTTCAAGAAGTTCACGCTAACTATGTTGCAGTCATTGAAGCCGTCGAAAATTTTGCAGCTTCAGCAAAGAAGACAGCTAAAGCCGCAGCTAGCGCCTTTACTAAGAAAATTGAAGAATACGACGAACAAATCATGCGTCGCATTGTCACTTTGGAAACTATTGTTGCAGAATTTCCATTTGGCGTTGAAGATCACGAAGAAAAAAGCGTGGTGGTGCTTCCTCCCGAGATGGCTCCTACAGCTCAAGAAATTGCCGCCTCTATGGGAGTTGACCTTGCAGCTCCAGCGGCCGCATCTACACCTGACAGCAGCGCCACTGTAGAAGCTGAAGATAGCCCAAGCGACAGCGACGAAGAAGAATAACGTAAATTCTGCTGCTTCATGTTTATATTAAATTATGACAAACTTTATCATAAAGGTATAACCATGAAGAATCTTATCATTAGTTTTGCTTCAATGAACGCATTGGATGCTTTTGTTGTCTTGTGTGTAATTTTGGTTCTCGCATCTAGTGCAATCGCACTTATTAGTTTGATTGTTCGCGAAAACTTGTTTAAAATTCGAAAGATACGATTAACCAAATTCTTTAATGAACGCAATCGGTTACTTAAAGAGTCGCACGAGAGTGTTGGTGAAAAAAGCTTCTTTGTTGTAGACTGGAATTTCTATAAATCTCAGAAGGGCCTTTAGGCCCTTCTTTTTTTGCTTGTGTACTATGGACAACAATTCATTATGAATACTTTAAAACTAAAATCTGTGATAGAAAGCATCGTACCTGATGCTGCAGAAGCCTCAGACGCTGATGAAAAGGCTTTAAAAAGTCTACTGGCTATTGAAGACCAAGATTTGTTTAGGCGCTGTATTGAAGCCATCTCTCAGGGTATAATTTCTTTGCAAGATTTCTCTGGAGAATTAGAAACTATATCCAACAAGATTAAATCTAAATACGCGATAACAAGCAACAGCGGCCACGTAGAAACAGCAGTGCCAAGGTCTGACCTTGCATTAAGGCTTTATGATTCGCTAGATCTAAAGAAACCAGTTTTTATAGAGCTTATGGACATTCCGTTTATATCTGACCTTCAAAGCGAAATAGCAAGCAAATATGAGACTGAAAATGAGCGCACTATAGCTAACGCAAAAAGCAACATATACGTGGCAGTTCCAAAACGAAGGCTCTCAGTAAATCCTGAGTTATGTGTGTTTTCTAAGAAAGACTACGAAAGAATGCTTTCTGAAGGATACAGCGAAGATTTATATGCAAAAAATGTGCAAATAAGACTGCTAAATGGAGGGCTCCTAGATGAGTACTGAGACTATAAATTCGGCTCTTACAGAAGCATTGTTGGCTTCTTGGATCTTAGAAAATTCTATAGAAGACGACGATGAAAAGACTAATGCTATTAATTGGCTTATGACCTTAGCCAACAATAGCGAAGTATCGCTAAGCGATGCTTTAACGGCCTTAGTAATTGATTCTAAATTTACGATAGACGCATTAGTAGCTATGCTAAACTCTGCTAGCACAGAAGAAGCAAGAATAGCTGCGCTTAAAACCCTAATGAACGGATCCAGCGGTTTTTCAAATTCCATGATAGTTAATGCATATCTTGAATACTTTAAAGTTATCAAACCAGTGGAATATGAACGGTTCTTTAAGTATATTACTGTTGTGCTCAAAGATCCGTCTGTGTTTCTTCTTAATGAGCAAAGTACCAGTTTAAAATCTTTATCTTTAGTAGAAAGCTCTACAAGCCGGAAAATTGCGTACAACGAAATAAAGGCGATTTATTCTAGTAATATAGCATACACAAGCTTGTCTGAAGCTATTAACCTGTTCACCACAGATGCCAATGCATTCTTATCGGCTATTAATGTCTCCAGGCTTGCAGAAACATCTGCCCTTGGATGGGTTAGCTGGGCTGATGAACTTAAAACTTCTTTGATGTTGTCTTGTCCATTAATTTCTGATCCTTCATTAAACTCTCTTCAGGAAAATCTTTGGGGGAATGATACGCCACTTGGTTATATGTACAGAGGTATTTATAAAGGTTCGTATAAGTACAATGGTCTTTTGTTTATAAAAACTTTGTCGTCACTTGCTAGCTTTGTGTCGGCTAATGCCGGAACTTTAGCTTTAGAAGAAATTAGCACACTTTATGAGGCGAAAGACTACAGCGCCATAAGGGCTGTGACGGATCCTTTTATAGTTAGATACTATGAGACTGAAAGCAATATGGCTACTAGTTTTTATGCTTCTTTAAGAAGCAGCGAGCTAAGTCGTGATGAAAAAATAGCCCTTGACGGCTTATTTGCCGAAATGAATAATCGCGAATGCATACAAACACAGTTTATAACTGATTTTTCGTATTTTGGCCTTCTGTTAATTGTGGAAGAAATTCTTCCAGAGCTAGTGAGCGGTATGGCCAAGGGAAACATAATAACTGGGTTTATAGAATCGTTAGATTCAGATTCAGACGTACTAACAACCGAATTAGAAAAATACACTACTCTTGTTGTTGCGGCGCATAATCTTTCGTCTAGCGAGGTTTCTTATGGCTAACAACACAGCACGAATGCTTTCTAGAATGTTTGTGTTGTTTCCATCTTTGGCTGATATTGAAAAAGAAACACTTTCGAATTTAATAAATGCTAGTGAAGGATCCGGAGATTTCTTTAGAAACATAACATGGTTGTTTGATATTTCATCGGCTGTGTCATCTTCTGGCATAGATGCTATTGCATCATACAATGCCGAAATTCAGAGCAACTGGCAAACAAATGAGTCCAACTGGATTAGCGACTATGCTTCTGGAGTATCTTTAGTGCCAATTATAAATTGGAAAAATTCTGTATGGCTTATTGATGCCTTATTTGGTATTAATGGAAAATGCGAAAGACTTAATTCGTTATTTGCAGAAGATCCGCTAGAGACTGTTGGTGACCTGGATGGGTTTTGGACCCACAATGAGCATCTGGGAAATAGCGCATCACTAATATTTGATGAAGGGAATATAGGCTATAATTTTCCTTATATATCTAAAGCAAAAATAACAAGCGCCATGCAAACTGAATTAACGGGTCTTTTGGCCTCCATACGAAGCCTTACCGTCTCTCACGAGCTTCCGTCTTTGTTAAATAGTGCGATTCAAAAGTTTACTACCGCAAATCTGTTATTTTTCTTTTCACGAAATGGTGCCTCAGAAGTACCAGCAGAACAGGCTAATCTTAAAAAAATAGAGCACTCTTTGAAGGCACAAGGAGCATTCGAGGTTTTAAAGTACCTTGAATATGACAGAGAAACTTTACTTTCTACCATAGAAGATGACTACAGCAATATAATACCTTGGGGAGACATTTTTTCTACTGTCTGGAACAGCGCCTGCGCATCTGAAGTTGCCACATGTATAGCGCTTATTTCTTCAAAACAAGTGACCTTTCCTGAAGGTTCGGATGACTATATAGCTCTAGGTGCTATACACGCTTCTTTTACTTCTTGGGTTTCTGTTCAGGAAAACTTATTCGCGCAGCTATTTGTTTCACCAACTGCAGATACTATGAAAGAAATATATGACAGAGATACTAATTTGCATATTCTGGATTCTATAAAAAACAATGGGACTTTTAGCATATCATACGCACCTACTGATGGAAGCGCTGCACTATATAGAACTATCAGTCCTTATGAATTGCTTATAGCACAATGGACCTCATTTCTTAATTCAAAGGCATCTGCTGTTCTAGTCGCCAAATGGCCGGCTCCTTTAGAATCGTTCTCTTTATTTCATCTTTTAGCTAACTGGATAGGATCCTTGGCTTTATCAAGCAGCGTATCTAATGAAGATTTTGTTATAGCCAAACAAGACTTCTGGACTACAATAGCGTCTATAATGCTTGTAAAGCCTTATTGTGATAAAGTTGTTAAATACGTTAGTGCTTCTTCTTTTTAGCGATATATTAAGAAAAGAATAAAGGAGTGTTATGTTTAAAAATGGCGAGAAAAAGCATATACAAAAAGCCACAGCTTTAGTACTAAAAAAGTTTAGCAAAATAACTTCCCCAGTTTGTATAAACAGTAAGGAATTCTTTGGGGCAAATTGTCAGCAAGAGGCTGCCAAGTACGTTGAACAATCTATGCAGCTGCTTAGATCCGAAAGTACAGACATATACAGCGCAAAGTACATTCTAACAGAATCTGAGGAAACGGAATTTTTATTTGTATAAAAAGAAGGCAACTTCTTTTTTTTGTTAAACGCATTTAGAAACACATAATTGACAATATTCGCAAGGAAAATATATGAACGAAAATGACGAAAGGCTAAAGTTGCTTGATGCGCATTTCGAAAAAGAAGTATACGGCTACGACAAAACAAAAGAAGAAAAGAATATTACCGAACTTGAACAAAAAGTTCGTGCAAGTATAAAGTCGTCTAAAACCTTTTCTGCCACGGGAAATTCGCCTGATATTATAGACTTTTTTGATGCTTTGCATTTTAGCGACAAACGCCAACCAGGCGAACGCAACCATAGAAGCAAAACGAAAGGATTTCTTGAGAACGTAGAATCTGGAGAAATAAACCTTTTCTTTGGCGATGAAGCTAACCGTTTTCAAATTTATCGCACAATAGATTCTATATGCGCTATGATACCTGAAATAGGCCGGGCTATAAGCCTTTATTGCGATATGATAATGAGCCCAAATACTTTCTCTGGAAGCGAGTTTAATTTTGATATCACCAATACCGGGGAAGATCAGTCTGCTATAGAAAGTGGACAAGAACGCCTTAAATCTATTGATACGAAGTATAAAGTATCTGACGAGCATTCAAGGAAATGCTTAGCCGACTTAGTAAAATACGGAGATTCGTTCTCTGTTGTTTTAGAGTTCAAGCGAGAAATAAATACGCTTCTTTCAGATTACGATATGAAGGCCTCTGAAAGTGCAACATCACTAGCTAAGCAAAAAGAACCTTCTTTAGCTGCAGAAGATGTAAGTATTCTTAACGGTTTCGATGCAGAAGCATTCAAGTCTTTTAACGAAAAAGAACATAAAACAGCGACGCCTCCAGCTCCTTTGGGAGCTTCAGAGTGGGAAAAAGAAATTGACTCATTCTTAAATCTCTCTTCGCACAACTCTATTTCCGGTCTATTAGAAGACGATCTTGAAATTTTTCGTGAGCTTAAGGATAACGACGAGTTTGCTACTGAGAGCGGCTCTTCAGCAACAGATATTAATCTCTCCGGTTCTATCCTGCGCCATCTGGAGCCTAGCAAGGTTATAAAGGTAGAAGTTGGCGGGACTGTTATAGGGTATTATTATTTGGATGTTGTTTTTAACTCGGCTACTGCAAATTCTATGGATACCAATCCGTATGCATGCCCCGCTTGCGACCTAACTTATACATCCAATAGAGTTTATTCTTTTATGAATCATGCCAACAACAAAGGCATGAGTATGGATAACCGTCTTCAGACTCTTACGGATATCTTTGCTAAACGTATAGCTACAAAGCTTAATAGAAAATACATAGCAAAAAATGCTCAATTTCGTGACTTTATCTATACGATGCTTAAAGCCAATCATACCGTAAATAAGACTTCTATTATTTTTCTGCGTCCTGGTGATGTTATACACATGAAACGAGGTAGCTATGCTTATGGCGAAAGTGTTCTTGCGCCAGTGTTATATTTTGCTAAGCTTTATGTATTGACTATCCTTGCAGCTCTGATGCAACAAGTGATTAATGGAAAAGACAAGACCGTGTATTATATAGACACAGGCCTTGATGAAGACTCTGAAGGTGCTGTTAACGCATTTATTGCTGATTTGAAGATGCGGGAAATTTCTCTAGACGATTTTAACGATATAACCGGCATTTTTAACAGAGTAACAAAAAGCAATGCTCTTTATATTCCTGTTGTAGACGGAAAGAAAGCTGTAGAGTTTGATACATTCCCAGGACAAGAGGCTCAGCTTAATAACGATTTTATTGAGTTTCTTAAGAAGTCCACTATTAATGGAACTGGCATTCCAGCGTCATTCCTTGATACCATGAGCGACGTAGAATTCGCCACAACACTTATCATGCAAAACGGGAATGTGCAAAAAACTGTTATAGGTTTCCAGAAAATTGCAAATGCCGGCTTTACAGAACTCTTTAGAAAGCTTCTAAAAAATGAAAAGGACAAAGACAATAAAGAAGATGACTTCTTGTTCACAGTCAAATATCCTGAACCTACAATTCTTGACAACAGGAAAACTGAAGAAGAATTTGGTCGCGTTCAAGGTATAGCCGACTTTATAATTCAAACCATGTTTGGTGATGAAGCCAGCGAAGAAAACGAAGCCTCTCGCGGTATTCTTAAGCAAGAGATTATAAAGAAACTTATGCCACAAATAAATTGGGTAGACTACCAGTCGCTACTTTTGCAATGCTTAAATATAACGAAAGAGCTTAAGTTACAAAAAGAGCGCTCCGATGCTATGAACACCCCTCCTGCAGAGCCTAATACAGAAGGAGAGACAGCAGGGGCCGCTAGCCCTGATAGTTGGGCCTAGAAAATAAAGTCATTATCCAAACGGATAATGACTTTTTCTTTACCAGTTTTCTCCAAGAATCTCAAAGAAAGCTTTAGGGTGCAGGCAAGAAGGGCACACTTCAGGAACACTCCTTCCTTCATGCAAATAGCCACAGTTGCGGCATCTCCACACTACTTTGCCGTCCTTAGAAAATACTTTTCCATTCATTAGGTTATCATAGAGATCTCTATAGCGTTTTTCATGTTGACGCTCTGCTATTGAAATATGCTCAAATGCGCTTGCTATATCTTCGAATCCTTCCTTGCGGGCTATGGCTGCAAAATTAGGGTAAAGATTAGTCCACTCTAAGTTTTCGCCTTCTGCAGCTGCCATAAGGTTGTCTAATGTGTTTGAAGATGTCCCAGCCGGAAAAGAAAACGTTATCTCTAAGCTTCCTCCTTCAAGGTAATCCCAGAAACGCTGTGCGTGTTCTTTTTCTTGGTCGGCTGTTTCGCCAAATATAAAAGCTATCTGTTCGAGGCCTTCCTTCTTAGCGGCACTTTCAAAGAATGTATATCTATTTCTAGCCTGTGATTCTCCAGCAAAAGATATTAGCAAATTCTTTTCAGTGGCTGTTCCTTTTATACTTTTGTGCATAAGAGTTCCTATAGTTTTGTCATTAAAATGTTTTTGAGAAGAACAAAAGAAAAATACCAAGAAGGTTGGCCTTCTTGGTATTTAATAGTCTTAGTAACCACCGCCTTCATCGCCAACATTTTCTGTTTGTAAACAGGAAATAGCCGCAAACGAAGAAAGAACAGAAGAAGCATATTCCAAAACGCCAGCTCCGAACCATCGATCCGCAGCAAAGTTTTGCTCTACCTGCACCGCATCTTGAGAACCCTGAGTGTAATTCAAATGATTACGCTGAATCTTCAAAGGAAGCACATTAGTGTAGTACGTAGCGTCTTCGATATCAAGCGAAATATCACGAGAAGAGCCGCCGACCTTACCGGCAGATGGCTTAAGCACCACATAAAGCAATTCGCCAGTATGGTTTCTAGCTGCATAGTCTACACCGTGCTCAGCACAGTAAGAAGCATATCCAGCGTGTGGATCACGAACAGACGACACCCAGTAGTTATAAGCTTCTGTTACCGGAGAACCAGAAAACTCATTGTGCGACATGGTAAAGCCGGATCCTTTAGAACCCATTATACCAGCGAACTGTGATTCATTTCCGGTAAAGCCTATTTGAAGGCCGATCGGGGAAATTTCGATATCGTCATTGCCTTGGAAAGATTTTAAATTCTTTTCAGTGATACCTGCAAACCAGTCATATTTCTTCTCGAACCAGCTTGGAAGCACAATCCACTTGAAGAAAGCAAAACCAGTGACAAGAGGGTCCATAGGCAGCGTCTTCGTATTGAATCCGCCAGTATAAAACGTTGTCGTATTTACATTTTTCGTAGCGGCCTGAGCGAAAGTTTTTCCGCCAGAGGACACGCGCGAAAGTCCATAATTTGTACCTTGACCTGTAGTAGCCATAAATTTGTCCTTGTTATAAAGATGTTAAAGGTTAAAAGGAGGGAGGTGGGATCCCTCCCGTTTTTCTTTACGAAGCTCTGTTTACCACGAATTCAAACACGAAGCGTTCGATCGTTTCAACAAATGCTAAGTCAACTTTTACGCGACAAATTTTTTGCTGACGGTCATACGTAGAAGCAGAAACGACAGGAGAAATATACTCATACCCGCCGGCCAAGACTTTATTCTGAGCGATATTGTTCAGATCAGTCTGAAGAAGACTGTATGTGTCAGTGGTAGCCCATTCCATCTTGTACAGTCGGGCTGCCTTCTCCATCTGTCTCTTGAGCTTTAGAACTGAACGTACAGCACGAAGCATAGACAAAGGCGAAGTCACCTTCTGCGAAGTATTTTCTGTCGCAAATTGTGTAGAGATGTTGTCCTGCTCAATATAATTAAGCTGGTTTTTGTACAACTCTGTCTTTTCCGGCTCAGTAGGCACCCAAGATAGTTCTCTATAGCCGCTTATGATTCCTCGACGAGGCCCAACAAAGTTTTGCGCTTCGGTATAAGCAGCATCATTCTGTGGGATCTTCGTAGCTAAGAACCAAGTAGGCGTGACAAGCACTGGTTTTCCGGTCCATTCATCGTCGATCTTAATGCTTTGAGAGAAAATGGTTGTGTAATACGTATTATACTGCATCTGCTCTTTGCGTTTGGCAATAGCTTGTGTTGCATTAGCACAATCAAGGTTCATGTCAAGAATAGTAACACAGTCATTACGAGTCAGAGAAGCCAATTCGCTCATGGCGGTTTTGACCAATACTGGATAGTTCGCATCTAAGATAACATCAAACTCGCAGAAAAGCACATTCGCAATAAGAGGGTCTGTAGTACCATTATAAGCTGCGATAAGAGCCTGCTCTAATGTAGAAGTAGCAGATACCTCATCATTGCCATCCAGTGTTTCATAACCCCATCCGTTTCCACGTGATCCGCCATTCATATAGCACGAAGTACCGCTAGCTAACGTAGAGAAATAAAACTTAGAGACAAAAGGCTCTTGATAAATGGCTTCTCCAGTGGTATCCGTCAAAGACGTATCAAGATGACAAAGGCTAGCGTCGTATCCAATAGCACTCATGACATCAGTATAAGCATACGCTCCTATAGAACTCGTAGCATAATCATCACCAAAGATGGCAGCATTAAGCTCGGCCAAAGTAATCTGGTTAAAAATATACTTGACAACTTTATCTACAGAAGGTACAACAGTATTGCCATCTTCGTCTACGATGGATTCGCCAGTTTCGTTGGTAATGGCTAATTTGGTCTCAATAAAGTTAACAATATTGTCATAGTTAGAGACAACTGTAACATAAGAAGAATAACGATTAATCACATCTTCAATATAAAGACTGGTCTTAGACCCAGATATAGCATCAGGATCCAAAGCCACGTTAAACGTCTCGCGCACAATTTCAGATTTGTTATACAACTCTATGACTTCAACGGTGAGCATGCTCCAATCAGGATAAGTGTCGTCATAAGAGCTTTCATAAGATACTGCGACAGCCAAATTGTTGTAGAATGGTCCAGAACCTTTCGGTAAGAATCTTAGGAATTCAACAAATCTTGTGTTACTAAGACGCATTGAAGCCTTGTCCATACTAGAAATACTATCTCGTGTTTCGGTCACAATATATCCGCTCTTGTAGTCTGTCTTGACTTCAGAATGAACAATATTGTCACTGTCACGGTCCGTATAAGGCGTAGTAACGAGGCCTATAGAACGGTAGACGTTTTCAATGTAGCTAGCATTAGGCTGATAGCTTGAATCTTCATATTGAACAGCATACAATGATTCTTCCACGTATTCGCCAACGGCGGATTTTGCAAAAGTCATCAAGTTTGTGGAGTCATTCAACCCCATAAGAGTATTCGAATCTTCTGTAGACAAGAAGCTTACTGCAAATTTCAAAAGGAGCTTGCTGTTAGCAGTTTCTGTAAAAGCTACAGCCCAGCTGCATGCCAAAAGCTCTATATCATAGTTTCCAGCTGCAGTGTTAGTAAGCGTTACATCACCTTCGCCATCGGACTGCGTAAGAACCATAGCTAAAGCTGCTGTCTTAGGCAAACTAAGCACTATAGAAGGCATAGTAGAGGAAAGATCACCGATTGAAGAATACAGCGCATCTGTGCCAATAAGCGTAGAGGCTTGCTGCTGAAGAGCTGCCACCTGAGCAGTGTCAAGATGAGAGATCAAACTCCCGCTTGAAATAATTATGCTCGCAAGATCAGAATTGATTTTGGATACTGCATAACTGGAGATACTAGACGCTTTTACCGTCAATGTAACGGAAACATTTCCAGAAGCATCTTCTTCTCCAACAACTACGCTGCATATTGGAGCCAAATGATTGGCGGCCACTAAGAAGCTTCGAAGCCCAGAAGTGCTAGCAAGCAACTCTTGCTGGAAACTTGCGGTAGTCTTGAACAGAGCCTTGAATGTTGTAAGCTGGGACGATAACTTTGTGCCATCATCTGCTAATGCACCATTTAAAGAGGCTTCTTCGCGAGAAGCAGCTTTAGTCGAATTAAAGATTTCTTTCCCATTTTTGGTTATAGACGTGCTATAAATTGTAGCCCCAGAGCTGGCGTTAGTTACATAGAAAAGTTTTACTTTGTTGTAAGAGCCAGTAGAAGGAATATTACCAAGACCTACTTTCTTGGAAGTATAAAGAATATTCCATTCTGTTTTTTCTTGTTCAGTCATCGCCGAAAGACCGTCAAGATCAGAAGAGGTAGCCGGAGTAGCTGTGCCATCGAAGAAGACTTCGTAACACCAATTCCATACTGCTTCAGAGCTATAGGCTTCTACACGAATAACGCCGTCAACTTCTATGCCAGCTACAGTATTCGAAACTATAGTAAGAACTGTAGAAGACACCCCATCATAGACGCTGTCTAAGGTAGTGCCGATATAAGGACTTACAAGAGCAGTAGAGTCGGACAATGCAGCATAGCTCTTGTTTCCGAATGAACGGAAATTAGTATTCACAAAATCATAAGCTGCCGAGGCAATACGTGCGGCCGTTACTGGAACAACAAAACTTCCACTGAAAGGAATATAAATGAAATTATCCGAAAAAGATGCCGTATTAGATGTAGCCGTGGCAACACCATCATAAGAGTATCCGGAAATTAAACCGCCTGCGGTTAATGTAACACCAGTTACACTAAACTGGTCAGGGTCTATATCTGCAGGATATTCGTCAGAATTGGCTGCAAAATTGTTTTCTAAGCCAGTGATAGCTTCTGCTTCGCTTGCATAAACTGTGCTAACTAATGTAGAAGGCACTACAGTCGTAGAAGCGGTTGCAGTAGCGAACGTGTCGTATTCTTTGAATGCAAAGATGGTGCCATCAGTGTTAAGTTGAGCATCAATGGCTAGTGTCTTTCCAGCAGCGAAAAGAGCTTTAACAGCGGCATTTACAGAACTGTAGCTAACAGCAGCGATAGCTGAAGGAACCGCTGTAGATGTGGTGGTAACAATTTTTGCAAAAATGGAAACGTATTTCTTTCCAAACAAAGAAGTGCTGTTAATATATGCATTAGCCGCAAATGCTTCAGTCTTTACAGAGCCAGTAGCGCGCAGACCAAACAAAATGGTGGTCTCTTTTTTAACGCCTAAAGCCTCTAGGCTTGATCCGTTGCTGTTGTTATACACCTTGATAGCATCAGCAGTCATTAACCCAAGCTTGCTATTCACGCTGCTCACCAAGCTTCCGCTTGTTGTGCCAACATAAAAGTTTGGAAGCACCAAAGTTTTTCCTGAAGAAGAGCCCTTGGCAATCTTTTCAGTATTGGCCGTAGCAATGCTAGCATTCCAAAGAGTAATCTGATCTGCTGTCATTGTTTCAGAAACATACTCTTCTTCGTCGTTAGTATACTTGGCTTCTTCTTGGTATCCAATGCCAAGAGACAATGACGCAAATGTTTCATCATCTGGAACTACACGAATAAGCCAGATGCCGCCACCAGCCCTGAGCCAGTTAATAGCGTTCATTCCGCTTTGGCCCCACTTGCTATAGTTAGGATCACCAAGCAAGAAGATATACTGTGAAGTAGACGAAATATAAGTAGCCTGATTGGGCATACCTTTTTCAGCCTCAAGAGCCACAAACATGTTCGACAGGCCACTGGCTGTAAGCACAACGACGGCGTTGTCAATAATCTTGCTTGTAACACTCGGATGGAGCCATTTTGGTTCTGTACTCATCTCATTTCCTCGTTATTAGGGTTAACGGCACAGCCGCTTAAATCTCATTAATGATTTGTTATTGAATAATGAAGAAATTCTTATACCTTATTGTTATTTCTGTCAACACCAAATAAAAGAATCATCATTGCATATGCAATGATGACTGGATTTAAAAATACAGAATTTTTTCAGTAGGAGCAGCTATGTTCCTATGGCCAGGAAGGCTCATTACCAAGCTTTTTCCTATACTTGCATCTATATTCTCAAAAGCTAAAGATTGAAAAACCCCAGACATACTTGGAATATCATTTATGCGCACACTTTCGTAGCCGTCTTCTTTCCCAGTCTTTCCAGCTATAAATCTGTATGCCACAGTATTGTCGCGTCTATCTCTAGCTAGCTCGGACATCATTATTTCGACTATAACATTTGGTACACCGAGCTTAAGCCCATTGTACTCGGCGTTAGATCTCATAACATCAGGAAGATCCGAATATTTTATGCTCTCTGGAAGTTTACCATAAAGCAGAGAATTAAGAAAGTCTGCCGAGTTTCCTGCGCTTTCGACATGAATAGCATTCTTTATAACTAATTCGCCTTTGTAAGATGTCAGAACTTTGAAGTCATCTTCTGTGTTCATGTCTTTAAAGCGTCTGCGGGCCTTTGAAATCTCAGAATACTGAATGTTAAGTTCTACTGGAAGATTCATCCCAAACACTTCTGGCTCGCTGTCTATGAGTTTGAACGCTTCTATGTACAACATTCCTAAAGTATTAACACTTCCGCCCCTTTCTTCTGCCATGCCCTTTTCAAAATAATACGAAAGAATGTAAATATTCAGCTTCGCGTATTCGCATATATAGTCATTTTCGTTTATCTTTTTAAAAAAATTCATAGGTGCTTCCTTGTCAATAAAGAGTTAATACTCTGCAAAAGTATTAACTCTTTAGCGTTAGCTTTCGTAGTTCAAGATTTCGTCAAGAACGACTTTGTTGAATCTTTCGGTCCCTGCTAAGATTGCTTTTATGCAGTCTGCACAAGGGCGTTCTTCTTTATAAAGTTCTTCTCCGCCATTACGATAAAAAATTCCTATAAGCGTAGCATTCATAACAACTTGCTTGACATAGTGAGCTCGTGCAATCCAACCATCTCTGCGCACTAAAGCATCTAGGGCCATAGCATAATGACGCCAAAGGTTATCGGAAACTCCTGGAGCAAGCTGGTAACCCTTAAGAGATTGAATGCGCGGAAATTTTTCGTGGCTGTTCTTAAAAAGACGATCAAGGCGCTCGTAGACGCCATCTGTTTTGGCACCTTTTTTCTGTGTGATACTGCTGAAATATTTTTGGTCGTTTCTGTAAGCGGCCAGTCCAGCTTCAACGTACACTTCGCACAAAGCTTGCATATCAAAAGAATCGCGCACCATAAAGGCTATCGATTTGGTTTCGGCTGATATACTTTCTGTCTCTTTAATAGAAGCCAAAAAAGCATCAGAATACATAATCGAGTAAACATTTAGAACATCTCTGAACGAATGCCTTTCTAGTATTTTGTTAGCCTTAGAAGACAGTTCTTCCGCATCTTCTCCTTGAATGTTATTAAGTTCTTCAAGGAGCTCAGCATTGTCCGTGCTAGCTAAGCTTTCTTTTACTTCTTCGGCCATCTCTTTGTCATTTCTATCCGGGATTTGCATACAACCTTCTTGGGTGGTGTTATTTTACTTTGGCAACAAATTTCTCTACAAGTTTGCTTCTAACTTGCATAACCAAAATGCTAAACGCTTCGTGGTCATCTTTAGAATTCCTAAGGTCGCCTATATAAACTTCTAATAAAGAAGGAATATTAGTCGAATCTAGCTCGTCACTTACAACGCTATTGTGCCAGTTGTCTTCTAAACCAGCAGTTATAGTTTCTAGCGCAGAGGAAGAATCTCCTATTTCTAGATTTCCGTTAAGAACATCGTGAGTAATTTCTTCTATCCGGTCTATGACCAAGGCATGCTCGCTGCTTTTCATTTTCTTTCGCTCAGATTTTGTAGAAATATCCTTACGATTTATGCTTTCTTTAAAGGAAGCTGCAATGTCTTTAAAGTTGCGATTAATCACGTTATAAACAAAATTCGTGATATTCTCAAGACGGTAGATAACAAAAAACTCATAGAGCGCTATAATAAACTCGCGGCCTTCGGTTTCTACAAGATCTTCTATATTTCCAAAAATGTTGGACTCTTCCGGAATATTCATGAACTTTTTAAAGCTGTCTAAAACCGTTAGCATGGTGTCTCTTGAAAATTCGTTAATCACTTTCAAGCGTTCGCCATCTTGTTCAGGAATAAGCCTCGACTTTGTAAGCTCAATATCATCAAGAATGCTTTCAAGATGGTTAATAGGCGTGGTGCCAGTTACTACAAACAATTTGCTTAACTGAAACATTAAAGCGTCAAATTTGACTTTAATATCGTCAGATACAGTAAAACTAGCGCCTAAAAGACCTGAAGAATTTTCTTCTTCTTTGTCATCATACGTTTCAAAAAATTCTGTTTTCATAATTTTCTACTTGTTGGCGTTAAATATTCTACTGGCCGCGCACTTATATCCATTAGTGTTTTTGCTGGCGTCAATACGTCTTTCTAATGATAAAGTTTCGTGAATTATTCTTCCACTATCATAGTCATCTAAAAACGAAAGTTTTTTAGGGCGCACTAATACTTTGTTGATAAATCTTTTAAACGTAGAAAGTGTGCTGGCATACTGAAATATTAAGAAAGCCATAACACTATCGTCGTGCTCGCCAGATGTGTGTTCTATTTTTCCGGTCTTCTTGCGCTCAAGAGTTTTTAGCTCTTTTATTATTATTGGGAATCTAAACAGCTCTGGACTGTCTGATACTTTTCTAAACAAAATATCAATCATCACTTCACGACTTTTTGGCCCGGTATCTACGCCATAAACTCGTGCATTAAGGTCGTCAATCAAAGCCTTGTTTCTAGCAGCTTTTTCTTCATCTTTGTAATGGTAAAATAGGCGTTTCCTAGTTTCTTCTCTTCCTAGAAGATCTGTTATTATATTTAGGCCATACGAGTTTCGTTCTATTATAATTGTAGAATTTAAGAACACGCGTGTAGCCACAGTAAATATAAGCTCTCTGAAATCTGAAGTGTTGATTCGGTTGGAGTAGAACCCGCCAATTACTTTGCCGGTTTCATTTTCTATCACAAGCATTACACTTTTGTCAAGCCCTAGACCACCGCTACAGTCACATGCTAGAGAAACCGTCTTATAGAAATCTGGAGGGTCAAGCAACAACAGCTTGAATCCCTTGTATCCAGTATTGAACTTTAGTATGCTGTCTTCTTCCACCATGAAAGATGAAACAAGCTCTAACTCTTCTTCTGAGAATGGCGATCTATCAGAAGATAATGTCCATTCTAGATCAACTTCTCGTTTGATTGCTAGGCGATCATTATTAAGATCTCGACATTGGCGTTTGTACCAACTTTCGCTAAGACCCAGAGCTCTCCAAGAGTACTCTATATGAATAAAACTGTTTTCTGAGTGGTCTTCGATATATTTTGAAAGCTCATTAAGCGGTATGTCATAATGAACCAGCTCATCAAAAGTATCAGCCATGTCCATCATCATTTTGCAGAATTGGCCTTCAGGAAGATCAACCGAATTCGGAGTCGTTGTTATAAGCTTAAAATGAGGCTTGTTGCGTTTCTCAGCCTCTTCAGCCGCCTTTGACAATGTAAGCGACGCAGCTTTATAAAAGATACTGTTAAAGGCTAAGAATGCAAATTCGTCGCACCAGAGGTTAGGCACAGAAAGGCCACGGCCTAGCTTATCTGCAGCATCTTGAGAATTAGCGCCAGGCAAGGTAGAAATAAAATTTCCGGTGGATTCCCTAGAAAACACTTCTGTGTTATCTTTGTCCACATTAGAACGTTTGTCTTTAAGCCATGAAGGTAATAATTGGTCGGTATCTGAGAAACGCTGAAGATTTTTGCTTGCATCATCTTGCTTTTTATTAACAAATAGCATCTCAGAGTTTGTAGTCCCGAATCTGAAAAGCCAGTCAAAGAGCCCTATAGTGCTTAAAGTTTTTCCTCTCTGACGTGGCATCATATGTGTCACATTTAGGTTATTTAACAAGCAATAGGCCACAGCTAAGTTGCCTCTAGATAGTTCGTATCGGCTTATACCACCTGGTACTTTGAATCTAACAATTTCCCTAAGAAAGTACCATGGATTTATCGCGCATTCACGTATTATCTTTGCCTTTATATAGCCATCTGGCTCTACCAACTCTAGAGGCTTTACATCCATAAGATCTTTGTCGTATAGTGCCAAAAAGAATTTATTGTTAACAACCCCTCGTTCTCTTAAGAACTTGTACATTCTAAGAAAAGATTTGTTATCAGTAGTGGAGTGATAATAAATTTTAGAAGGCGGTGCTAATACTTCTGTTTCGGTTGCCATAAAGACCTCTATAATAAGACGTTCTATGGGTTTAATATTATATTAAGAAATAAGCGAGGAATATAATGGTTATTTGCAAATTATGCGGAAAAGAATGTCGCGATTTTAAAGGACTTTCTTCGCATCTTTCGAGAGCTCACAAAATATCATCTAAAGAATACTACGACACATATTTGAAGAAAGACGGAGAAGGAGTATGCAAGTGTGGAAAAGAAACAGTTTTTGAGAATATAAATATTGGATATAGGATCTACTGCTCGGCTTCATGCTCAGCAAAATACAGCAAGAACGAAAGGTTAATCACAAGAAGGAACCGTTCTGCTGAACAAATTGAAAAAGAAAAAGAAAAACGAAGACAAAATTCCTTAAAGAAATGGGGAACAGAGAGTCCAAACCAGAGTGCAGAAGTAAGGTCCAAACAAGCTGTGACCTTACAAAAAAATTATGGTGTTAGCAATCCTATGAAGTCTGGCGCTATAAAGGACAGACTAGCCGAAAGTAACAAAGCTCGTTATGGCCATAAAAATATTTTTCAATATGCAGAGACAAAATCTAAAACTGCGGCTACTATGCAGAGCCGGTATGGTGTAGCACATCCTTTACAAAGCAAAGAAATTCTTGATAGATTCAAGACAAGTATGCTAAGAAATTTTGGCGTTGAAAATCCGATGCAAAGCAAACCTCTTAAGGACAAGTTTAAGGCTTCTTGCATAAGAAAAACTGGGTTTGACAACCCGATGCTTAGCCCACCGACAAAAGAAAAGGCTGTCAAAACTCTGGAAAATAGATACGGTTGTTCTAACCCAATGCAGAATGCAGAATTTAGGTCTAAAGCCTCGCATACGCTTAAGGAAAGAACGGGATATACGCACCCAATGCAAGTTCCATTCGTTAAAGAGCAAATACGTGCATCTTCTTTTGCGCGATGGCAGAAAGAGTTTGCTGATCTTGGAATTGAGCTAGAAAGTGCCAAAAATATCGCGCCATTAGGAGAAATACAATTCCGTTTTAAGTGTAAAAGATGCGGAAACCTTGTTGAAGAAAGCTATTCTCTTGCATACACGGACCGTGTTTCTCGCGGAAAGAGTCCATGCACAAGATGCTTTCCTGTAGAGTTTTCATCTTCTATAGAAGAAGAAAACCTTAGCAATTTTGTTGCGTCTGTTATCGGAAACGAAAATATAGTTCGTCATGATCGAATAACGCTAAATGGAAAAGAACTAGATATACTTATTCCAAGCAGAAATGTAGCCATCGAATATAACGGTCTCTACTGGCACTCTACAGCCAATGAACGAATAGATAAAGAATTTCACTTACAAAAGACCGTAATGTGCGAGGCTAAAGGGATAAGGCTTATTCATGTATTTTCTGATGAATACGCGCACAAGCAAGAGATAGTGGAATCTCGTATCAAGTCGATTCTTGGAAAGTCTAACACCAGAATAATGGCCAGAAAATGCTCCATTGCTAATCTTTCTTCTGAAGAGGCCAATAATTTCATTGAAGAAAACCATCTTCAAGGAGCTAATCTAGGCGCTTCCTTTAGAATAGGACTAAAATACGGAGAAATGTTGGTTGCATGTATGACATTCGGTATTTCTAGGTTTAATCCGAGGGAATATGAGCTTCTTAGATATTGTAGCACCAAAGACACAAATGTTATAGGAGGAGCTGGCAAATTGCTTGCCTGTTTCGAAAAGAACAAACCAGC